CTACTTACCCCCACTTTACCCTAAAGTGTTTTAAGAGGATAGTTTATAAGATATAAGAGTGTCAAGAGTTTTATTTAAAAAAGAGTAAGATTTATTAAAACCCTATGACAAAAATGACAAAAATGAAATAATCGTCAAAACCCTATTCTTATGCGGTTTTCTAGCGTCATTAAAACTATGACATTAATTGACAATAATCAAACCTTTGCTTCTGTATCAACTTTTTGATGATAAACAAGCACTAAAGCTTCGCACTCGGGACATGATAAATTACTTACAATATGATAATCCTCATTACCGTAATCCTCTCCAGAATGATCTCCACCCCAGATTAACTTTGTTTGACAAGACCAACACTTCATAAGGGCCGTCCCCAACTATCATAATGATAAAAATCTGGCTCATCTTGTACCACATCCTCATACTTAAAGTTCTTAACTTCAGCTTTAGCATCAAACGGTACACTACCTATTATCTTTTTATGATGTTTAATATAAGATTGCACTAGGTCTTTGGAATCACCCATAACTAGGTCATCATAAGCACAATCAAAAGCATCTCTTTTATCCATACGCAAGTTATTTACCTTACTCATTTTTCCTCCACAATATAATTTATTTACTTGATATTACATAATGTATTTACATTTTGCAAATATAGTGTATATTGATAGTAAATATTTTGGAG